GATTTAGCTAATTATAATGAGGACTTAACTGCAAACCTTACTATGGATGTAGCAGATTTAACAGAAGAGGGTATTAATTCAAATCCCTTTCCAATGCGTTTATTATCTCACTCAATGATAGCAGCAAAAAACTCTTTACAATGGGGTGTTTTAGGAACTGGTATTGGGTATGCCGCAGGAAGAGCTTTTGGTAAAGGTAAAAAAGCCTTATTAGGATTAAATACAGATTCTGCTGTTCAAATGGCTAAAATGTCAGCAGAACAAGGAGTTCCTTTATCTCCAACTGCTCTTGCAAGTGAAGGTTTTGGTGGTTTTTTATCAAGAAACTTTTTTAAGATATTTGGTGTGACACCTTATGTAGGAGGAGCGGGTACAAAAAAACTTAGAGAAACTGTTGCTGAACAAATGTTTCCAAGATATTTAAATATGGCATCCTCTTTAAACCCTAGTACTGCTGTTGCTGGTATCGTATCAGAGTCTGGTCTAGGAGCAGAAGGTATATCTTTAATGACTAAAAACTATCACATGAATAGTGAGATTATAAATGCAAATTATGATATGCTTTTAAAAAATTCAGTTGCAATGGATCATCCACCCATCATTAAAAATACTAATTTAAAAAAAGCACTTAGCACAATGGGTGATGAAATAAAAGGAATGGATGGTTCTCAATTTAAAGCTTTTGCTCAACAGCAATTAGAAACAGCACCTAGTAAAGCAGTAAAAGATAGGTTAAATAATTTAATGATGATTAATAGTTTAAGTGAACTTACTGATCGAGCAAGTATGTCCATATACGACGCTGCTTTATATAAAAGATTTATATATGATACGATGGGAGACCCAAAAAATATAAAAAGTGTAGAAATGCAACAGCAGGGAAGAGTTATTTTAGATGCTATGGAAAAAGATTTAAGTGCAGCTGAAATGCTTGGTAAATTAGATTTAGATGATCCAGATGTAGCTAGGTTTGTTAATAGTATGAATAAAGGTTCTCCTGAAGCAAATGAGATTGCAGCTTTAGCCTCATCAAAAAAATTAGCACAAGAACTTAGAAAAACTAATCAAATATATATGCAATTAGTAAACAGTGGTATGTTAGGAATGGGCAAAGCTCAAAAAGAAGGTGTTTTAGCTAATGCTTTAAATAATCCAGAAATGGTAAACAGCCAAGAAATATTTAATACTATATTTAATAACGCAATAAAAAACCAAAATCCTCAAGCTTTAAAACAAATGAAAAAATTATTAGGTGTAGGTAGTGGTGAGTATAATGATTACGCTACTACTTTTATGGGTAAAATGGGTACAAGGTTTGTTTTTGATGCTTTTACTTCATCTTTTAATCAAGCTGCTAAAAAAGGATCTGATGTTTTTGATCCAGCTGTTGTTTTTAGAGAAGATTTATCTAAAGCTGATAAAATTATACCAGATGTAATTAATAGCAAACCAGAATACCAAGCTTTATTTCCAAATAAAGAATTAAATGTTACTTCTAATTATGTGGATGCAGATTTATTTAACAAATTAGAAAAAATTAGAAAAATTAGTCCAGAAGATGCAAAAAGAATAGAAGACTCTTTAAGTTCAAGTGTTTCAGAAATAAAAATTGATCCAAAAAATATTGATAGTTTTGATATTTCTAGGTTTAGAAAAAATTTAGGTATTGACACTGCTAATGGTAGACAAACTTTAACAGAATTGTTTGGAGCAGAACACACAAAAAATATAGTGGATTTAACAGATGTTTTAACTCGTTCTGTTGATATAGGTATTACAGACCCCTCTGCTTTTTTATTAAGAAAACTTACTTTATCTGGAGGAGCAATAGGTGCTACTGGTGTTTTAGGTGGAGTTGCTATGTTTGGTGTAGGTGGTGGTTTACTTGGTGCTATACTACCAGCAGTTGCAGCTAGATATTATGGTAAATGGATTGCTAACCCATCCACTACTAAAAAAGCTCTAGATTTATATTCCAAAGAAGAAAGAAGAGCTTTATTACAAGGAGATGTAGCTGGCCCAATAAAAACTTTTCCTTTTTCTGGTGGGAAAGAAGGAGATTTAGGTGGTTTTTTTGATCCAACTGAACCTTTAGGAAAATTTTTAGGACCCACAAGAACAAGAAACTTAACTATATTTTTAAATTCTGTAGTAGGTGAGTCTAAAGATAGTCCAAGTTTTAATGCTGATAAAATTACATATGATGATATACAAAATTTTTTACAAAATGAAGAAGGCCGTGTAACAATTCCTACTCCAGCAGCTTCACCCTTTCAACTACCTCCATCCGTAATGAAACAGATGTACCCAGAAGCATTTGCTTTTAAAGAATTATCTGCGGAAGATAAAAAAACTTATTTAGAAACATTAAGAGCTGCAACACAAGGTGAAACTGAAGATGAAGAGTTTAATAAACAAGTAAGTCAAATGCCCGAAGAACAACCTCAACAACAACCCGAGCAACAAGGGATAGTTCCAGAACAACAACCAACTGAGGTAGCTCAAACTCCTAATCAAAAAGTAAATTTATCTTCTAAATATTCATTTTTATTTCCACAAGATGCTGCTGGACAAGCTATCGCTCAACAACAGGAAGTTAAACGTGGATAACATGATGTTATGGAATATTTTACTAACCGTGCTTTTATCAGCAGTTGGTTGGGCATTTTCTAAAATGTTTAATGAAGTAAAGAGACTACAAATACTACTCAATAAAACCAGGGAAGAGTACCTGCCTCGTGACGATGCACAGTCACAGACAAATCAAATACTCGAACATCTTCGTAGATTAGAGGATAAACTTGATCGTTTTATTGAGAAATCAAATGGTTGAGCCAGTCAGTGCGGTTCTTACGGGAATTGCTTTAGTTACCAAAAGTGTTGAGTTTGTTAAGAAAAATATTAGTACCTGTCAGGATATTGGTGAACTAATTGGTCATGTAGAAAACGCCTTTGAAGGACAGAAAAAAGTTATAAAAGAAAGAGAGAAGTCTGGGGCCGATCCTTTTTCGACACAAGAAGTCGCTAAGGAAGTGATAAATGCTCGTCTTGCCCAAGAAGCCCTCTACGAAATGAAACAGCTGATTAACCTTAGATTTGGTCACGGGACATGGGAATATATTCTTGAAGAACGTAAAAAACGTATAGACAAAAGAAAAAAAGCGATTAAAGAAGCACGGGCCAAGGCTATTAAAAAACAACAAGAAATTATGGAGTATGTCAAATGGGGTTTTATTACCATAGCAACAGTAGCTTTTATAGGAGTATCAGTAGGAGTTACTTTAAAATTTTTTGTTACATTAAGTTCTCCTGTATATGCTCACGAAGTAGAGTATGATGACGGAAGTTGTCTCATTTATCGTCCCAAATACTATCTTATGTGTGTAAATGAATCAAGAGAATTAGCTGATACGCAAGTATATTTAGACTATTTAAAAAACCGTAGTGAGTGGCTTGAGGTAGAAGAGTAAACATAGTATACTATATAAATAAATCCGTTTAACTCATATGAGTCGGAAGTAGGGTAAAACTGAAGAAACGCATTATCTTGAAGGAGGTGATGTGTATGAGTAAAATGTCTTTATGGTACTATAAAAAAGAATTACAAAAAAGAAAAATTAAAAAAATATTAGGAGTAATATATGCAAAGTAGAAGCGGTAAAACAAAATTTAAGGTAAAAACTATTGGTAGACTTAAAAATAGAAAAACTGGTAACATTATTAAATCTATAAAAGAATCTGGTGGTGGTAAAAAACCTTTAATTGGTAAAAAAGCTGGTGGAGTAATGAAAGCTATGGGTGGTAAAATGGCTAAAGGTTATTCTAAAGGCGGAGCTAAAATGATGAAAGCTATGGGCGGTAAAATGGCTAAAGGTTATTCTAAAGGCGGAGCTAAAATGAACCTTACTGCTATAAGAAGAGCAGCTGGCGGTATGGGTTACAAGCTTACAAAAAAATAACTTGATAAATATAGTTCCTATACTTATAGTAAAGTATGGGAAATTTAATATCAAACATTCCATACTTTAAAGTATGGGTACGTAGAGAGTTTACAACTAACCATAGAGAATATCATGGTGACTATTTACACGCTTTAGTCGTAGCTGTTACAACTATTCCAGATAGATGTCTATCCTTCCAAGTCATCTTTACTGGGTGTGAAGATGAAGACAATCGTTTGGAAAACCCCCACGGGGGGGCAATGTGGGCTCGACTTCCTATAACGTCTTTAGTATACGATGACCCACTGGATGAATGGCCTAACCCTATGCCAACTCATTTAGCTCAACCGTGGGATTGTTCTAGTAGAGATCATTCTATTATAAATATTAACAGAGCTAGTTCTAGTCCTTGGTTATGTAAAGTAGGGGGAGAATTTTATACAGGTAAATATCATTTTACTGTTGATTATACAGGTAATGAGATAGCTGATGATCCAGCTCAACATAAGCAAAGTCATTTATTACATTTAACTAATGGTCCTTACAAAGGTTGCATGGTTGCTTTACCTAATAATAGAGTAAGAGTAACTTCTCCAGCTATGTGGGTAACTGGTGAGGGAGCACCAGATTTTATACCTAGTCAATATACACATAGTGCTGAAGAACACGATAGCTATATGGATTGGGAACAAACCTTTGATAATTTGTATGCAGATAAAAAGAAAAAATAAAGGTTTTGTAATATCTGACTTTAGTATTGTACAAAAATATAAATATAAAAGTTATTCTAGGAACGATGAAGAGGTAAGAACTTACAATGTAAATGGAAAAAAGCATCCGTCTGTTACTACTATTTTATCAGCAACACAAAGTAAAGAAAAAATGAAGTCGTTAGAGCAATGGCGTAAAAGAGTTGGACAGGAACAAGCTACACGAATCACGATAGACGCAGCCAGACGAGGAACTGAGATGCACTTAGTTTTAGAAAAGTATTGTCAAGCTAAACCTTATTTAAATATTACACCACAAGGTAATCAGTCAAGATTAATGGCTCATAGGATTGTAGAAAATTTAGGTAAATTAAAAGAAGTATGGGGCAGTGAAGTTAATTTAATGTACGAAGATTATTGTCCTTCCTTATATCCAGATCCTAAAAAAATGGCTTGGGCTGGTATGACTGATTTAGTGGGGTTATATGATGATAAACCTACCATTATAGATTTTAAACAATCTAATAAATTAAAAAGAGAAGATTGGATTGAGGATTATTATTATCAAATTGCAGCATATTCTATTGCTCATAAGGCGTACTATGGTGAGATAACACAAGGTTTAATTTGTATTTGTACAAAAGATTTTGTGTACCAACAATTTATAATGGATGAAAAAAAATTATTAGAGTACGAAAATAAATGGTTTGATAGAGCTTATGAGTACTATAAAAAGTTAAGTACCTCTTCTCCTAAAGTTTGAGCAGACATTTTCTTTTTTTCATTTAAAGCTTTTATTATAAACTCATCTATAGTTCCTTTAGTGACTAAGTCAATATAAGCAACACTATTTTTTTGACCATGTCTATGTGCTCGATCCTCGGACTGCTCTCTTAACGTCAAGTCATAACTATTACTAAAATAAATTACTGTAGTAGCTGCTGTAAGATTTAGTCCATATCCTCCTGTAGATGGATTACCAACAAAAAATCTTGTTTTAGAATCATTCTGAAAAGCCTCTACTGCTTGATCTCTATCTTTAACATTAACAGCTCCGTAAATAGCTACTGTTTCATCTAAAGGATATTTCTTTTTAAGAACTTGTATTATCTGTTCTAAATTATGAATATAGTTTGCCCATATAATTACTTTACCTTCAGCCTCATCTATTATATTACATAACTCTGCCATTTTTGGTGTATCAAATGATTCCTTTTGACCTTTATCCGAAACAAAAAAACCACAAGTAACTTGATGCAATCTTAAAAGCTCTGTTAATTTATTTGTATAACTTGCTTCTTTATCTTGAAAAATAGCTCTGGCATATTTCTTTAAACTTGTATAACATTCTAATTGTTCTTTAGACATTCCTAATAATCTTTTAGAGAAAACTTTTGGTGGTAAATCAAAACAATCTTCTTTTTTTACTCTTGATGAAAAACTTTTTATCTTACCTTCTAATTCTGATAAATTTGTAAAATACATAGGTATCATAATTTGTCTATTACCTTCATTACTTAAAGGTCTCATTGCACAATACCTTGCACGAAAAGCATAATAACTTTTATAACCTAATAAACCAGGTTTTAAAAATTCACATTGACTATATAAATCTAAAGGGCTTTTTGTAGTAGGTGAACCAGTCATTCCTCTTTTATATTTTACTTTTAAACTAATCTTAATTATATTTTTTGTTCTTTTTGCTTTATGGTTTTTAATAGTAGTGCACTCATCTACCGCCATAAACATAGTATCTTTTTTACTATCTATAAGTTTTTTTGCAACTCTTACACCAGACACATGAGACAAAGCCTCTACGTTCATAATGTACCAATTTAATTTACCTTTTTCATAATAATCAAAATTATCTTTTTTATATATATGTGTTTTGTTTTGTGTTGAGCTGTGTATTTCAATTTCTTTTTTCCAATTGTGTGTAATACTATTTGGAACTATTATTAATACTGTATCTACTTTTTTGTTATTATATAAATAAACAGCGTTATCAATTGCAACTTTAGTTTTACCTGTACCCATACCCATTAAGAACAAAAAGTACTCTTTTTCTGCACCTTTTATAAGGGCTTGTCTTTGATGTTCAAATGGTTTTGTTTTATAAATGTGTGTCATTATCATAATTCTAGGATTTTTTGGTTGACATTGCAAGAATTAAAAATTAGGGTATACAATTAACGGAGGTAAACATGAATCAAGAAGAAGTAAAACTAGAAGTTAATATTGGAGATGACGATTTAAAAGATTTAAAGTATTTAATTGAATCAATGGTGAAGAATGAAAAAACTATTAAAGATTTAGAATCAGCTCTCTCTGAATTAAAGCAACAACAGCGACAATTATCTGAAGTAGATGTACCCACTAAAATGAAAGATATGGGTATGCAAGAGTTTGTCACTGATAAAGGAGTGAAGGTTAAAGTCAAAAGTTTTTACACAGGCTATATACCTACTTTAAAAGCTAGTGCTAAAAGTCCAGAACTAGCTGAACGTAGGGAAGCTTGTTTAAAGTATTTAAGTGAAAACGGACACGACTCCTTAATCAAGAACGAGTTGGCTATAACATTTTCTAAAGGTCAAGACAACGAAGCTAAGAGTGTCAAGGCTGACTTAGAGAATAAAGGCTACCCCGTAACATTAGATCCTTCAGTAAATGCAGCCACTTTAAAAGCACATATTAATGTGATTAAAAAAGATAATGGTGAATTTAATGATGAGTTATTTAATGTTTTTTATAAAACCGAAACTAAATTAACGAAAGGAAAGAATGATGAGTAAAGTAGCAGTTAAACAAGAAAGTACTCCAGCTATTAATACAGATAGTTGGATTGAAGATGCTGGAATGGGTATTGAGTCAGCTTCGTCTGATGAATTTAAATTACCTTTAATTAAAATATTATATTCTAGTAACATGCCAGATATAGAAACTACCGTGCAAGGTACACCTGTAGCTGAGGGTTGTATTTTTAATCAAACAAGTGAGAAAGCTTATGATGGTAAACAAGGCTTTAGAGTTGTTCCTGTTTATTACAAAAGAAGTTTTAATGAATGGAAAGAAATGGAAGAAGGTAATAATAGACCTGTAGCCGTTCATAAGGATAAGCCCGCTGGTTTAAGCAGAAGTGGTAATAAAGATGTATTGCCTAACGGTAATTATGTTGAAGATACTGGTAACTGGTTTGTAATGGTCATTGACGATAACGATCATGTTATAGATCAAGGAATGATAACCATGAAATCTACTCAAAAGAAAAAGAGCAATGAATGGTTACAAAAATTGAAAAGTAACATTATAGTTAAAGATGGTAAGAGTTTAGTACCACCTGGATACATGACTGTGTATAAATTAAATACACATAGACAAGAATCTGGTAAATATAAATTCTTTGGATGGCAAATTAAGTTTGAGAGTTATCTTAAAAAAGATGAGACTATATCTCAAACAAAGTCTTTTGCACATTTAGCCAAGGACTTTAATCTATACTACGAGGCTGAATCATTAGATGGTTCTGCTCCTAGTACAACTGAGAAAAGTAGCGACAAAGTACCGTTCTAATGCAAGAACAATTGTTTAAACTTTTTGCTTCAGGCGAGAAGTCATTTGTAAAGCTTTCCCTTACGGGGGAAAGCGATACAAGTGGCAAGAAGGAAGCTAAATATATCACGATACACGAGCCAGTTACTTCTGATATTTGGAAAGACCATCTAGATGGTAAGTATGGTATAGGTCTAAGACCAGAGTTCGGGGATGAGTGTATGTGGAGTTGTATAGATTTAGATCCTGTTGATTACAAAAATTATTCTGCTCAAAAGTATGTAGATATTATTAATAAATATAATTTACCTTTTGTGCCTATTTTATCTAAGTCTGGCGGTTTACACTTTTTTGTGTTTTTTACCGAAGCTATAAAGATAGACAAAGTAAAAGAAAAGTTACAAGAATTTAATGAACAATATTTTATGGCTAATGAAATTTACCCATGTAATAAAACTATAAACATGCCTTATTTTAAAATGAACGCTACTATGGAATTTGCTTACAATAGTAATGGTACTCCAGTATTAGTTGGTCAATTTTTAGATATAGCTAAGAGCAAAGTAATTACACCAAAAGATTTTTTGAATTATAAAGTACAAGATCATGAAGTAGAAAGAGATTGGAAACACTATCCTCCTTGCGTACAAAAACTAGTACAAGATGGTTGGGCTGGTAAAAATAGACATCAGTATTTATATAACGTCACAGTTTTAGAGATTAAAAAAAGAGTTGGTATTAACTACGTTGATTTAGATGAGATCATGCAAGATAGAAATAGAACTATTTTTACTACACCTTTACCACCTACTGAAGTATCTCAAATAGCAAAAAGTGTTCACAAAGATGGTTATGGTTATCAATGTCCCCCAAAGCATACTGAGTATCAACCTATATGTAATATGGAGATGTGTAAGACTCGTAAACTTGGTAGAGGAGAAGAAACTCCAGCAATTATAGATAAGTTTACAAATATAACTTACGTTCAAGATACTAAAAATGTATGGTTTGAATTTGATTATGAAGGACATCATATTACTGTAACTCCAGATGATATGAAGGACGAAAAAAGTTGGAGAGTTAAATTATTAAGGTACAGAGTATTTTGGTTGACCTTACCCAAGAACAGAAAAGGCCCAAGTATGTATGAACTTTTAATGAAAGCTATAGTAGAAAAATCAGTAGAAAGTACAGATCATAAGTATGAGGATAGTTTAGAAGAAGAAAGATATGAAGTATTAAAGAAGTTTTTTGAAAGTCATATAGAACAAGATAGGTTTGAAAAACTTAAAGATGGTTATGTGGTTCTAGATAGTAATACAAATATATGTTACTTTAAGAAGATAACCCTAGCTAGTTTTTTACAAAAGAGTGGTACAAAAAGTTTTAGCAATCCTATGGCAGCATTAAATTTATTAGATTGTAAGAGAATTGATTATCATGAAGGTGAAAAAAACGTATGGACTGTAGAGATGCCAGAGTTTGTTAAACATAAAACAGTGAAGAAAAAAGAAAATAAAAAAGAAATGAGTGAGATGGATGACGAATACCACACAAAATTCAGAGCTTCAAAAGCACAAAGCTCTGTACAAAAAAACGATTAAGATATTTGGTCCTCCTGGTACAGGGAAGACACATACCTTAGTTGAAAGAGTTTTAAAAGGACACATAGCTAGAGGTGTTAAACCTATTGACATGGCTTTTATATCTTTTACCAATAAAGCTGTTAACACGGCTGTGGACAGAACTATTAAAGCTTTTCCACAATATGATTCGGATGACTTTGCTAGGTTTAAAACATTACATAAATTTTGTAGACGTTACTTTGAGGAAGAAGTTTTTGATCCCAAAGCTTGTATGTTAGATTATGCTCTTCAAGCCAAGATTATTAAAACTTCAGATCAGAGACTATCTGATGATAACTTTACTTATAAAGATTGGTCTTTAGGTGTTTATGATAAATCAAGAAACATGATGCAAGATCCAATTATTACATACAAAAGAGAACAATATAAGTTAGACAGTTTAGATATTTATTTAAGAAAGATTGATACTTATAAGCATTACAAAAAAGATAGTTTTATAGATTTTACTGACATGATTGAAAGAACAATAGACGAGGTAGACTTTCCCGAACTACAAGTATTAATATTAGATGAAGCTCAAGATTTTACACCTTTACAATGGAGTGTGTTATATAAATTAGCTCAGAAAGCAAAAAGAGTTTATCTTGCTGGTGATGATGACCAAGGTATATATAAATTTAATGGAAGTGACCCTAAGTATTTTACAAAATATTTCCCGGGCCGTAAGGTTATATTAAGAAAAACAAGAAGGTTTGGTGAAGCTATACATCATTTTAGTCAAGTGATTAGAAGAGGTATAGTAGATAGTATAGAAAAAGATTACCATCACTTAGAAAAAGATGGTTATGTGAAAAGATATTTAAATTTTGCAGAGATACCAATAGCAGAGTTACCTGGAACTTGGTATATATTGGGTAGGGTCAATACCACTGTTAACGAACTAAGAGCTTCTGCAAAGGACGCTGGCTTGTATTATTCAGATAACAAAGGTAATAAATCATTTGATACAAAACAATGGCAAGCTATAAAATCTTGGACAAGAGTAGCAAAAGGTGAGGCTATTACAAAGAAAGATGCTGAAAATATGATGAAGTATATAAGAGAGATCAAAGATCATAGTTTTAGGCGTTCTGGATTTTGGATAGATTTACCCGATACACAGACTTATGACTTTGATGGTTTATGTGATTGGTGTGGTTTAAATTTAAGTGATCAAGCTGCAACAAAACCTTGGTGGGAAATACTACTACGTAACTTTACACCTAGTCAAACAGAATACTTTTTACGTTTACTACAAAGATATGGTCAGAAGACTTTAAACAATGAACCTAAGATAATTATAGATACAATACACAGTGTTAAGGGTGGTGAAGCTAACAACGTCTTATTGTTTTCCAAAACAAATTGGCCTGCCTCATATACAAATAAAAAAAATGCAAGTGACAAGAGTGATGAGAAAAGAGTCTATTATACAGGAGCCACGAGAGCCAGAGACACATTACATATTTTATCTAGTAATTACAGATACAATTATCCAATTGGTCAAGATTATTTAATTTATTTACAGGAGAGAAAATAATGGAATTTATTATAGCGTATACAATTATATATACTTTTATAGGTTTACAAAATGCTGGAGTTTTTTAATGAGTAAATTTGTTATAAATTATAAAATGGAATTTGAAAAAAGACCATCTAAAGCAGAAGTAGAAAATAGGTTATGGGATTTAATAGCTAAAGGTTTTACTTTACGATCTGTTGAAGACGATGATTACTATGTAACTAGAAAAGAAGTAAAGGAGAAAAAAAATGTCAAGTAAGGTATGGGATAAAGGTAGTGATCATTATAAAGATTTTAAAATACAACCTTCTAAATTTGTTAACAATAACGAACTTTTATTTGCAGAAGGTAATGTTATAAAGTATATTTGTAGGCATAAACTAAAGGGCAAGAAGGAAGATATTATAAAAGCCATACATTATTGTGAAATGATAATAGAACGTGATTATGAATAATTTTCAAGGTACAATCATAAGCAAAGATATTTTACTGGCTCTCAGTGGCCATTTAAACGGGTTTTTATCTCAAAGCCTTACTCACAGGGGGTTTTATGAGTAGTTTACAGTTAGTTTTTAATCTAAAGAAGAATATTTGGTCAGCGCCAGTGGATTATAAGGATTTATCTGATGCTAAAGAGATAGCGATAGATTTAGAAACTCGAGATGATGGAATTAACGAGAACCTCGGAGCTGGTTGGGCTTTAGGTAAAGGTAAGATAGTTGGCTTTGCAGTAGCTACCGAAGGTTGGGAAGCTTATTATCCTATGGAACACCTTGGGGGTGGTAATTTAATTAAGGAACAAGTGTTACAGTATATGCAAGATGTGTGTGCTTTACCTTGTCGTAAGATATTCCACAATGCACAGTATGATGTAGGGTGGTTGAAGGCGTATGGTATTGACGTTCGTGGGGAAATTGTCGATACCATGATCGCTGGAGCATTGATAGATGAGAACAGATACACTTATAGATTAAACGCTTTAGCCAAAGATTATCTTGGTGAGATAAAAGCTGAAACAGATTTAAAAGAAGCAGCTAAAATGTTTGGTGTAGATCCAAANGCTGANATGTGGAAGTTGCCAGCTGAGCACGTTGGTTATTATGCGGAACAAGATGCACGTCTCACGTATCTTTTATGGCAGCAGTTTAAACACATTTTACAAAAAGAAAGTTTAGAAACAGTTTGGGAACTTGAAAGAGATTTACTTCCTTCTCTGTTAGATATGCGTTGGAAGGGTGTGCGTGTAGATGTAGAAGGAGCTCATGCTTTACAAAAACACTTTGTCAATAAGGAAAAAACTTTATTATCTAAAATGAATAAATTAGTTGGAAAAGATATTGACATATGGGCAGCTCGTCAGATTGCTTGGGCTTATGATAAATTAAATGTCGACTATCCTAGAACAGAAAAATCAAAAGAGCCTAGTTTTACACAAGGCTGGTTAATGAATGATACTAATGAATTTAGTAAATTAATTGTACAGGCTAGAGAAGTTAATAAGTTTCATAATACTTTTATATCTAGTATTTTAAAGTACGAACATAAAGGTAGGATACATGGAGAAATAAATCAATTGAGATCAGATAATGGAGGAACTGTATCTGGTAGATTATCTATGTCTAATCCTAACCTACAACAACTACCAGCTAGAAGTAAAGAATTTGGTCCTATGATAAGAGGTTTATTTTTACCAGAAGAAGGAGCGAGATGGGGAAGTTTTGATTACTCTCAGCAAGAACCACGGCTCGTGGTACATTATGCTAGTAGTATCGGGGCTGGTTATGAAGGTAGCCAAGAGTTAGTTGAAGCCTATGCAAATGCAGATGCAGACTTTCATCAAACTGTAGCAGACATTTGTGGTATAGCACGTAAGCAAGCTAAAACTATTGGACTAGGTTTAATGTATGGTATGGGTAAGCATAAATTATCTAGTATGTTGGGATTAGATTATGAAGAAGCTAATGCTTTGATTGCTAAATATAATAGTAAAGTACCTTTTGTAAAACAATTGTCTGATAGATGTATGCGTAAAGCAAATGAGACTGGTGTCATAAGAACGAAGAAAGGTCGTAAGTGTAGATTTAATATGTGGGAGCCAAAAGATTTTGGTGTGTACACGCCAGAGAAGTTTGAAAATGCTGTAGCTAAATATGGTAGAAATAATATTAAGCGTTGTTATACATATAAGGCATTAAATAGATTGATACAAGGTTCTGCAGCAGATCAAACAAAAGCAGCTGTTGTAGCTTGTAAAGATAAATTAAATAAATTACCTATTTTACAGATACATGATGAACTTTGTTTTAATGTTTACGAAGAAAAAGAAATTGAGGAAATAAAGGCTGTCATGGAAAATTGTATGGACCTTAATGTTCCGAGTGTAGTAGACGTTGCCCTTGGTAAAACTTTTGGGGAAGCTACTTAATATAATTATGGTAGCGTTTTTTTACTTGCTCCTGGTCATGTACAATAATCTTTTTTTTTAAATTAGAAATAGCTTTATCTAAATAAACCATTTCATTAGTGTAAACACCATTTTTTTCGTACATGTTAGTCCACAAATGCTCCAACTCTACCTTTGCTTTTAATAATTCAGTCATAACACCTCTTACCTATAAATTAGGTTATTTAACCCTATATGTCAATATACCCTTGCAATCTCCGATAAAATAACATATATTATAAATAGTGGGCGACACTCCAATGTACTTATTCACAGTTGCCCACATAACAAGGAGAAAGAAACATGAAACAAGAAAAGAAAATAAACGTATTATCATTATTTGATGGCATGAGTTGTGGTCAAATAGCATTAAAAAAACTAGGTGTACAAGTGGGTGATTATTACGCAAGTGAAATTGATAAGTATGCAATTAAGGTTGCTAAAGAAAACTTTCCTAACATAGTGCACTTAGGTGATGTTACTAAAATACATGCTACTTATTTAAAGATTGATTTGTTAATTGGTGGTAGTCCGTGTCAAGGATTTAGTAAAGCTGGCAACAATTTAAACTTTGAAGACCCAAGAAGTAAATTGTTTTTTGAGTTTGTACGTATTTTAAATGAGTGTAAACCTAAATATTTTTTATTAGAGAATGTTAAAATGAAGAAAGAATCAGAGGATATTATAACTCAATATTTAGGGGTTAAACCTATTGAGATAAATTCTTCATTGGTGTCTGGACAAAGTAGAAAGAGATTATATTGGACAAACATACCTAATATCACGACTCCCGAGGACAAGGGTATTGTTATTAGAGATATTCTTGAAGACGAAGGTATAGCTGATATGGTTGTTAACCAAGGTAAACATTTATACAAAGCAGATATAAAAAAATCTCATTGTCTTATGGCTAGAGATTATAAAGGTTTTGGTAATCAGTCTATGACTGGAGTTAGAAGAGTTGGCACAGCAGTAAACATAAATGGTCACGATATACTAAAACGTGTGTATGCTGTTG